TGGTTGCTCTATGAACCTCAGGATTAAACTGAGCGTAAAACACTGCTGACCATCCATCCATACCATGGTCATGTGGTGTATGGTAGTCACCCTTGTGGGTTGTCTGCCACCATAATCTACTGACTCTCTCTACCCTCATGTCTTTTGTATGAGGAGCAATGTATCCATGAATTAAATTTAGAAATTCAATGTGTTCATTGTAATCAAACTCATCCCAGTAACTAGTAACAACTGAATCATTGGTCTTAGGTACTTTCTCTGGACTCTTTACCCTAAGATTAGAAAGGACAGACCGCTTGTGGTCTGCCCATTTGTCTATATGAATAAAATAATATGGAACTTTGAACATGAATGAATTAGGGGTAAACCATATAATCAAGAAGATCAACTTCGACTTGATCTAAGATGACATTGTAATCATCCTCTGGATCTTGATATAACTGAAGACCTCGATCTTCGTAATATCTTGTTAGTTTCTGATACAGTTTAGGATATTCGATATCAAGTGATACGTTTCCTTCTACAGCATCATTGAGTTTGGCAAGTTCAGTTTTGAACTTTGAATAGAACTTTGTACTAGACATAGTTGTATCGTAACAGATAGAGTTTACTACAAACTAACAGGTTTGTCAACCTGTTCTTGTTATTTATTGAATGTTACGACAGATACTGAAAGTAATCCTTTCGGTAATATCGACCTAGTATATTTGAATTATAGTATGCAGGTGCACCGTCAGTCAAGCTTTCAGTTAATACATTGTGATTAAATAACAAGCGTGTCTCTTCATAGTTTGTCTTACCTAGAGTGGTATGTAAACTTAGAATCTCTCTACTAAAATGTTCTTTACCTAGTTTCTTTATATCTTCTTTCAACTCTGGACATGAACCGTAATATTTCTTCCAATCAGATTCTTGTTTTGATTTTCTTTTATGTCCTTTCTTCTTTCTAAAACTCCAGAAATATTTCCGTCCGATATACTTTTTAGATGTTGCACTGTTTGTTATACAATATACAAACCCATAGTAACCATTGATATGTTCTTCATTAAAGATTTCATCTTGATACCACCATGGATTGTCGTACATAATAACACTATCACTATGGTTATTTAGCTCGTACTACTCCACCTGTCTTGGTTTCAAGTAATTGAACTTCAATCTCGGTACGAATTTGTTGTTTTAATTCTTCTTGAAAATCTTTATCTAACTTATCTTTTACTCCTGTGAACTCTACCCAACCAAGGACACCCCACCAGAATATTGCAGTAGCACCACCAATGATGCCAAGTATAGGAACTAATTTCTTCATGTTTCTAAATCATAAGTAATAATTATTTTCTTCCACTTCATACCAGATTTCTCATCTATGCATGTGGATCTTTCTAACTCTCCACCTAGTTTACGTGTAAGAGTCATCATTTCAGAGATAATTTCATCATCACTATTGTCAGGTGTAATTACAACTTTCATTCTGTGAATGCCATACGAAGTATATAGTAGATATACCATGATACTATTACAAGTAGTATCCCTACCATAATAACAACACCCCAAACTACCATTACACTAACTCATTTGGAAGATCCCATATCCTCCCTTCCATAGTTTTGTTTCTTATTATTATTCTATTGTTCTCATAGTCAGCACAGAACTCTAGGATGTCTTCATGACCCCAACACATCTCACCATAGAGTGCATTGAGTTTTGACATGTCTTGCCACAAGTCGTTTGGTACATTATCCATGTCTCTTAAAGAACTCCTTTAATGTAGTTTGATATCCACGACCAACAGGAGGTTCTTTAATCCCCTTCATCCTCTTGTAATCGTTGTGCATCGCTCCCAGTAACCATGCCTGTGCTAGTTGTTGAGGTCCCTCTTTCAACAATCGGATTTGTAATTTCGATAGACCAGCCTTCATCTCCAAGTACTCCTTTCTCCACGATGTGTGGGGTGCGTTGAGTGTCATTTTCCTCCCATTGTTTAAGAAGATCGTCTGCCTGTCGGTCAACGTCTTGCATTGTATTATGTATTTTAGCATCAATCCATTTCTTTTTCAAATAGTCAATAAATCCTAACAATAAAAATGAGATGGGGAAGCGTTGCTTCTTCGCCCACCTCTCTGCCTTTGCATACCAAGGGTCTGTTCCTTTACCAAATTGTTTTTCAAACTCGATCTTCATAGGGGTATGGTAGATTCTTTTTATCTAGTTCAAGTTTTAGTTGTCTTTCACATTCAAACTCAATTTGAAATACTGCATCTTGAAGATACTTTTCAAACTCATTGTCCTCAAAGAGGTCATGTAGGTGTGCTACATGTTCAAGTGCAAACATTAGTTTAGTTTGCTTATTCATTGCCATTGTTTTCTCCTTTTGAGTTGTTCAATTTTATCTTCTAGTGTACGAAGATCAATAGGTGGATAGAATCTCTCCACTTTATTTGTATCCCATGATAATAAAGGAATAGAATGTCGGTATGGGAATGCCATTTAACCTCCAACTAATTTGTCATAATCATCAGCAGAATCACGAATTGCACGTTTCATTTCTTCTATGTCCCATGCTATTTCCTCTTCTGGTCTAGGATTCTCAAAGTTTGAATCCTGAGAAGGTGTCTTTTTTGACATCTTGTTTGATTCCTCCGACGACATAACTTTCTACCTCTGTTTCTTGTGGTGCCACTTGTAAACCCTTGGAACTAATCCAGTGTTGTGTCCAAGGTAATGGATTGTTTCTTGCTGGAATGTCATACACTGGTTTTAGACCAATAGATTTCATTCTCTTATTGGCAATCCATTCAACATATTGATGAAGTAATTTATCATTTAGACCAATCATACTTCCATCTTTAAATAGATATTCTGCCCATGTTTTTTCTTCATTTACACAACGATCAAACATTTGATATGTCCATTGTTCTTCTTCTTTGACAATCTCTTTCATCTCAGGATCATCACCCTTTCTCCAGTTGTTAATTATGTTCTGAGTTATTGCCAAATGGAGATTCTCATCTCTTGCAATAAGCGAAATGATTTTCGCAGATCCTTCCATGAGTTTAAGCTCACCAAAAGCAAAACTACAAGCGAAAGATACGTAAAAGCGGATACCTTCCAAAATGTTGACATTAGTAACTGCACGATAAAGTTTCCTCTTAATTTCTTTTTGTTCCCAAGCACCACTAGTGCTGTCTCTCCAATCTGGTCTCCACCAGTTACTTGTATCATACTGATGTGCCTCGTTTATAAAAGTATCATATGACTCTGTAACACTTGATGCTCTGTCTAAGATACGATCATCAGACAATATCTTATCAAAGACCTCAGATGGGTCTGAGTACACATTCTTGATTACATATGTGTATGAACGTGAATGAATCATTTCCATGAATGACCATACTTCCATACATGCTTCTAACTCAGGTAAAGAACAGTATGGTAAAAATGCCATACCTGGTGCACGACCCTGTACAGAGTCAAGCATAATCTGATACTTGAGATTAGATGTATAGATGTGTTTCTGCTCTGGACGTAATGATTGATAATCACCACGGTCTTTTTGTAGAGATACTTCTTCTGGTCTCCAGAAATATCCTAATTGAGATTTTGTTAGATTCTCAAAGGCAGGGTACTTGTATGAGTCATACCTTTGTACTCCTAAAGGTTTTCCAAAAAACATAGGTTGTTTTTTAGTTTCAACATCTTCTGTGTTGAAGACAGTCATGCCTTTAACTTTTGACATAGGTTTTTCTGTTGATGTAATTTTAAATTGCGCAGCTTTCACAAGTCTCCTCTTCTGTATCTTCTAGTATGTTGTCTATTAAATTCTTTAATTCTTCACCTGAGCCATCATTTATCTCATCTGTCTTCATGTCATGTGTGTTTTGATAATAAGAGGTCTTCCAACCATACTTATATGTAGTTAAAAGATCTTGTGCCATGACAGATACAGGCACTTCATTGTCTTCATAATTCTCTGGATTGTAACTCCAGTTACCAGATATGGCTTGATCAAAGAACTTTTGCATCACTGCCACTACATTTATGTACCCTCTATTGTCAGGCATATCCCACAATAGTGTGTAGTTGTTTTTTAAAGTAGAGTATGATGGCACCACTTGCTTAAGTGGTCCTTT